CGCCGTTCGTGGCCAGCTACCTGTTGTTGGCGATGCTCGCCGTGTTGGGCCTGCTGGTGCTGGCCGGGCTTGCCGAGCCGAGCCGAGGCCAGGCACCAAGCGCGACGGGCGCCGCGCCAGGCTACCGGGAACTGCTCAAACGACCAGCCGTGCGTGCCGCCATCGTGACCACCGCGGTGGGTCATGGCCTGATGATCCTGGTGATGAACGCAACACCGCTGGCGATGCATGGCCACGGCATGAGCGTCGAGGCCAGTTCCGAGGTGATTCGTTGGCACGTGCTGGGCATGTTCCTGCCGGCTTTCGTCGCCGGGCCGCTGATCGACCGCCTGGGCGGGCGTCGGGTCGCGGTAATCGGCGCCGTGACCATGGCGGCCAGTGCGCTGGTTGCCCTGAGTGGCAACGAACACGGCGCCTTTCTGTTGAGCAGCTGTCTGCTGGGGGGGGCCTGGAACCTGATGCTGGTCGCCGGGACGACCTTGCTCGGCAGCGGTCACGACGCGAGCGAGCGCGCCAGCGCACAGGGCCTGATGGAACTGCTCAACGGCGGCGCAGCGACGGCCATGTCATTCGCCTCGGGGGCGCTGATTGCCAGCGTCGGCTGGAGTGCGGTCAATCTGGGCGTGCTGCCATTGATCATTTGGGTGCTGGCGATGCAGATCCGTGGCCGGCAGGCTCAGCAGCGCGCAGTGGCGTAAGCGAATATCGATGGCGATCGTCTCGGCCATGCGGTGGATTTCACGGCACGGCCGAGGTGCCGGAGATGCTGGCAGGACGAAAGCCGGATGACTCGGCCTGACCTCCGCCGCATGTCTAACTTCGCATAATGTCCTGAGCTTATGTTGAGCGGCGTCCGGACAATGCCTCTGGCTCCGGGCGTCGCGTAACATAGGCTCGATTATGCGATGCGCTATTGACCTCGAAACCCGCTTGATTAAAACCGCCGAGCTGTATGCACCGGGCCGCAATGGTTCCGATGCCGTGTCGTGGATTCTCGACGACTACCCCCGACTGGTCGCTGAGGTCCGCGATCTGAGAAAGCGTGTTGCCCAGCTCGACGACGAAGGTGCCCAGCTCGATGCTGTTCTGCATGAGTTGCGGCAGATCGCTGAGCGAATCAACCTGCTCTGACCTGTCCTGCTGGCCTCGACCTCGCCGCTCGCGGCGATTAGTCGCCTGCATGGCCTCCTGTCGAGCCTCATAGCGCCTGCGACGATACCCCCGAAGGGGCCGCACCATCGCCCCACAAAAAAGCCCCCAGCGGCCTATACGGCCCTCAGGAGGCTTCTCGCGATCTTCGTCCCACTGTCCCGCCACCAACTCAACCCGCGCCCCGATCTGCCCAAATGGAACCGCTCCTGGGCGTCTCTCTGCCGCTCTCCCGGACCGTCAGCGCCGCCGATGGTCAGGTCACGAAGTTGTGCTGGTTCCGCCGCGCTTTGGCTTTACCGGCGCAGCCGGGTCCACCATCTCTAATGGTGGACTCTTGTCTCATGGTGAGACTTTTGCTCGATTCCTGCTCAGTCTTTCTTGAGCACTTCTTCGCGGTATTTCATTACATCCTTTGTGGTTATTTGGTCGAGATACTTCCAGAGCGTTGCGTTTACGAGGTCGGCCTCGGCTATGTCTTCACGCGTCTCGACGATCATGTTGATTCGCCTCTCTTTGATCGAGTCTGCGAATTCGTCCCGCACACGGTAGGGCTTGGTCACTGTCGTCATCCTGGTGTTCCTCTGATGCTGGTTATTCTGTCACGTGTTGCTTTGTAACGCGTTACAGCGTATAAGTTCCGCCATCGCGTAACGCGTAACGCTGTAACGGAATACCGGCATGCTCGACAAAATCCACATGTTCATCCCGTTCAAGGCTCAGGCGATTGCTACCAGCACTGGTAAGCGTGGCAATGAGCTGCTGATCGTCGATCTGGAAGCGCTAGGCGTTCCTCTTCGTGCCACCAGCGTGCTTGCAGACGGGAAGGGTGGGTATCAGGTCGAGGACATCAGCCACGCGTGGGAAAGCCTGTCGACCGGCTTCACGCCGCTCGCCTTCAAGGTGTTCCACCAGTCCCTCGGAAAGCGTGTGCAGCCCGGCGTCGAGCTGAAAGCCAGCCCGGCCAAGCTGCTCCAGGGGCACAACGTTTTCGGGCCGACCTCGATCCGCAAGGGCGGGGAGGTCATGTTGAAGTGGCTTGCCGGGTCCTACCCGAAGCTCTGGGCCTTGCTGGACTGGCAGGCCGCCGAGGTCTACGGCATCGATTGCACCTATTCCGCCCGCCTGCCCGACGAGCGCACCGCGCTCCAACTGATCCAGGCGCTTCGCGGGGTCAGCAACGGCCAGACCCGCAACCGTGGTGACGACTACGAAACCACGGCTTACTGGGGCTCCAAGGAAACCCGTCTTCGCAAGCTCAAGGCCTACCTTAAGGGCCCCGAGTTTCGCCGCCAGCTCGATGAAGCCATCAAGGCCGCTCGTGCCTACGGCGGCGCCAACTTTGTTCCGTCCCAGGCGTTCGCGGCTCACCGGCTGCTGGCGGTTCTCCAGAACCCGGCGCTCCAGGAGTGGGCGGAAAACCTTCTTCGTCTCGAAGCCACTGTCATGCATCGCTGGCTTGAGCGTAGAAACATCCCGACGAATTTATGGGCCCTATGCGACTACCAGGAGCGGCTGGAAGAGCAGGGGAGTTGTTTTATTCAGTGGTGTTGGGAACAAGTAACCAAAGAACTGTTTGCGGCCTTTGAAGGTATCTCCATGCGAGTAATTAACGATGAAAAAGTGCTGGCCGCACTTAAAGCCCGTTGGACGAAGTTCGGAAAGAACGGGAAAGCCAATGAGACAGTTGCTCTCAACCTGTTTCGCACATACCGCAGCATTAAGGACTATGGCTGGCAGGAAACTATGGACTCGATGTCCCGAGCCACTTTCTACCGGCATGTTGACCAGATTTGCGAATGCGGACTTTCAAAGGCCGCTTTGCAGAAGTTGAAGATGGATGACCAGAAGAACAACGTGGTTCCGATCCTGCGCTTCCTTCAAGTCGATTTCAGCGCTCAGCGTCCCGGCTGGTACGTTGAGCCATCGGTGGAGGCCGCATGATCGCCGCGACTATGAATCTTCTGTTCGTCACTATGTGCGGACTGTTGGCAATTCACTTTCTCGGGCGCTGGGCCCGTTCATAACCGAGGTAATCACCATGCTTGTACAACTGGGCCTGTGTAAGGGCGTCACTTCCAAAGAAAAGCCAAACGGCATCATCGAGCATTACTTGGTTCTGACCGCTCCTGGTCGTGACCAATTCGGCCAAGAGATCGAGCAATCTATTGGTCTTAAAGTTTCCAAGCGCCAACTCGATTCTGGCATCGAGAACGCTTATAAGCCCTACATCGGCAAGCAAGTTGCCGTCCCGGTATATGCCAAAGCCTGGAAGTCCAAAACAGGCACCGCTTTCGGCATGGACCTGTGGCTCTCCGATGACGGCTTGCCAGTTCCTGTACAGCGCGTTCAACCGCGCCCGGCTGCTGTTGCAGCAGGCGCTAGCTGATGACTTACGCGCTCACCTGCGACGGCACCGTCTCGGTTGATGCAGGCGGGGCGCCCCTGTGTTCCGGTGGCTGGGTCTTGGTCCAGCTTCCAGAACAGTTCGACCCGAGCCAGCTGGACCCCGCGGTACTCGCCCAGGTGTTCGGGATCGGATTCTCTCTCGTAACCACTGTGCTGTTGATCGGCATCGGCTGTAAGGCCGTTCTCGACTTCCTCAAGCACGCTTGAAACCTGCAAAGGAGCCTCACCATGCAAAACTTCAAACGCATCTCCCGCGATCTGGCCTTGGCCGTTCCCTTCGCCGTCGCGGCTTCCGCCTCCCACGCTGCCGGCTGGGATTACAGCACCCTGACCGATGGCGTGGACTTCTCGACCATCGCAACCGGCGTCCTCGCCGTCGCGGCCCTGCTGGCAGCGGTATACGCCGGCATCAAAGGCGCCCGCGTCGTCCTCGGCTTCCTGCGTTCGTAACGCTCACCCGCAACCCAGGCCGGCCTAGCGCCGGCCTTTCTCTTAGCGAGGTACACATGCAAGCGCTCTGGGAATTCGCCTTCTTCTGCATCGGAGCCGCCTGCGCTTACGCGATTTTTTCGAGGTGGTAGGGATGAAAGCGGCTCGCCTGATGTTGCCGGTGTTCGTGGTGTTGCTTTGCTTTACGGGGGCGGCAAGCGCTTCAACGGTGTCCTACTGGATATCCACCCTGAAGCCAGGCGCACAATTCGCCTCTGCCGTTCAGGCCTGTGCAGCTGCGCACTCCTTTCCCTATTCCTATCTCAAAGGTGTGGCTCCGTTCGATGATTTGGAGTGCTGGGGTTCCTATCAGGAATCGTCAGGTGGCGCGCAGCAGGGGCGGGTAAAGAAAGTCGTGGTCGACTGTCCATTCGGCGATACAAACGGCCAATGCAATGCCTCCTGCCCCAGCCCCAAGACCATGATTGGTGGGCAGTGTGTTGATCCGCCAAGCCAATGCGAATCCACCAACGGCCAGACCGTCAGCCACGAACACCTGATGAAGTCTGCTGTTGGCCAGCCGACCATCGACCCGCCTGGGTCTGTCTGCGGTAACGGCTGCCAGTACGCCTTCACCTATACGCCGGCTTCCAACGTCTACGTCTACAGCAGCGGCAATCCGCCAGGGGTGTTCGGCATCTACTCCTATACCGGCAACGGGATCGAGTGCACCGAGAACACCCTGCAGACGCCCGGCAATCCGTCCGAGGGCGAAACCCAGAATCCCGACGATACGCCGCCACCCGAAGACGGCGACAAATGCCCGGCCGGCTACATCTACAACGGCACCTTCTGTTCGCCGGAGAACCCGCCAGAAGAGCCGGACCCGACCGATCCCACCGATCCGACCGACCCAGAGAACCCGACCGACCCTGACGACGGCTCGGGCGGTGGCGGTGGTGGCGGCGGTGATGACAGCGGCGGCGGCGACGGTGGTGACGACGGCTCGGACGATGGCACCGGAGGCGGCGAAGGTGATGGTTCGGGTGGCGGTACGGGCGGTTCGGGTGACGGCTCTGGCGAAGGCGACGGCGAGGAAGGCGAAGAAGACAGCGGTTCCGGGCCTGGCTTCTGCGATGGCGATGACTGCTCGTTCGTTGCGCCGTCCTATTTCGACGGCGCCGAGACGGTGCCGGGCTTTGAAGAGTCGCTGGCCCATGTGTTCGATGGCATCCGCAGTTCACCGCTGGGCAGCGCAGTCGGCGCGATCTCCTTTCCGTCCGGTTCCGGCGTCTGCCCCTCGGGCACGGTGACGCTCTTCGGCCGCCCGATCACCTTCGATGGCCACTGCACCTTGTGGGGTGAAGTCTCCGGAATCTTCTCCGCGCTCATGCTGGCCGTCTGGTGCCTGCTGGGCGTTCGTATCGTCCTGTCCTCCTGAGGTGCCGCCATGCTTGAGAAGCTAGGTCGTTTCGTTGATTGGGTCTGGGCGTTCCCCGGCAAGCTGCTGCAATGGCTGCAGGACGCCTTCGACTCGGTTATCGACTTCATCGAAACCCTGCCGCAGTGGGTCTTTCACCAACTGTCCGAAGGCATCGTCTCTTTCTTCAACGCCATCCCGGTGCCGGACTTCTTCCACCAGGCCGGCAACGCCATGCAGTCGATTCCGCCGGAGGTGCTGTTTTTCGCCTCCATGTTCCGGCTCGACTTCGGCGTAACCACCGTGCTGCTGGCCTCGCTGATCCGCTTCGTCATCCGCCGCCTGCCGATCATCGGGTGACCTATGGCGATCGACGCATATACCGGCATGCCCGGCCACGGCAAAAGCTACGGAGTCGTTGAGCACGTCATCATCCCCAGCCTGAAACAGGGCCGGCATGTGGTGACCAATATCCCGCTGGAGGTGGACGCGCTGCTGGCCGACTTCGGCGGGACCATCGCGCAACTGCCTGCGGACTGGTTCGAGCGCGAGGATCTGGCCGAGCTCGCGCCCAATGGCTGCGTGCTGGTCCTGGACGAACTCTGGCGGCGCTGGCCGAAGGGGCAGAAGACCAACGCCGCGTTGCTCACCGATAAGGCCCTGCTAGCCGAACATCGTCACCGCGTCGATCAGAAGGGCCAGTCGATGCGCGTGGTGCTGGTGACGCAGGACCTGGAGCAGATCGCCTCCTGGGTCACCCTGCTGGTCGAGACCACCTACCGCATCGTCAAGAAGTCGAAGAAGTACTACCGGGTCGATATCTACCGGGGTGCCGCCAAGGGCCAGCGCCCGCCCAAGTCGGCCTTGCTGCGGCAGACCGCCGGCACCTTCAAGCCGGCCGTGTGGTGCTACTACCACTCGGCCACGCAGTCGGCCACGGGCGATGTGGGCGACGAGTCCAAGGCCGATGGCCGCGCCTCGCTGCTGCGCTCCTGGGGCCTGTGGGGGTTGATCGGCATTGTGGTCGTCTGCGGCGTCGTGGGCATCACTGGAGTGCGTGCGTTCTTCAGCTCGCCGGTGGTGCCAGCGCCCGAGCCTAAGGCCGCCCCGACG